GGAACGACTTTAACGCAAGTCGCCAGCGGTTTATTCTAAGTCAGGAACTATCGGCAACTCAAAGCCGCCCTCTTCCGCCGCGTCTTTTGTCTGATCTAAAATCATTTCAACGCCGGTGTCATCAATTTCTGTTTCTGTGTTTTTGGCCAGAAATAGGCCCCATTCTTTGCCGAGATAATCTGCGGTACGTACCGCCTTCTTTTGTTTGATGTCAAGAGTTTCACCAGGAACAAAGTGATCAATCAGGCTCCCAAGTGCCTTAATGAGCCACATAATCAACCACTCTATATCCATCGAAATTCCAAAGAATTTAACTTTCATTTTTCTTCCCTTTCATTTTTGTAACAATTGATTTCTCATTTTGAAAAACATCTTCTCTTTTAATCCCACGTCTAACTTTTGCGCCGATTCCGATTCCAAGCATACCAAGTCCAGACGTAATCAGATACGGACTTAGTACTTGCAGAAATGGAACCTGAGCGGCTCCAGCGCCAGCCAGAACAATCACAAGGCCGGTTAGCGACTTAGGAAGTTTTATTTTTTTCAATATCATAAACCAACCTTGCTAATTTGCGGCCAGCAAGGAAAATAGCTCTTGCTAACTTTAATCTGAATAGTTCCCAATATAACTTTATGTCATCCATTCTAAAACTCGCGGTAAAAAGTAATGTAGACTTTCTACATAAACCGCAATTCCGATAACAATAGCTTGCCCACAAAGCCCAAAGTTTATTTTCAAGTCCGCAAAAAATAAACATAATTACGCTTGCGCGTTGTGATAGATGCCAGATCGTTGTATCTGTAAATCCTTTTATCGATAGTGCATTATAAAAACTAAACACTAAAAAAGCAAGGATTATTCGAATTAAAACCGAAATCATTTCAAAAAGTAGTCTTTTAAGATTAGAATCAAAAAAGCGACGGCTTGTATAATCAGCGCAACCGAAAGTCGATCATACTTTTGCTGCTTGCGCCGTTCGCGCTCTTTAAATACCTCAAGCGTGCTTTCTACATCGTGAACTCTCATACTTATGCCCTTTTCTCCATTGTTGTCAAATAGGAATCTTTTAATCCGTTCCAAAGATTCTTTAATATATAAAATGTCTTTCTCATGTACCGCGCACCGCCCTTCATCAAATGCCATATCGTCTTCCGTCTCTTTTTTCTTTTCTTTAATCATATCGCTTATGGTAATGGAGCGTCAACCGGTTCATCAGGGAATGGAAAGTTCGGCCCTTGTGGATGATCATTCACCGGCGGCATCGGCTCTTTTTGCTGTTCCTCTTGCTGTTCTTCCTGTACCGGCTCTTCTGCTGGTTCCTCTGAATCAGGAACACAAGCTAATAAAGCCAGACAGATAATAATTAATAATATAATTTTCATCGGCGTTTCTCCAATTTTCAACCCGCTTTTCAAAAGCGTCAATCTTGCCCTAACGGTAATGGCTTCGTTTTTTGGTAAATATAAGGTTCGAGATTCTCTAATGTGTTTTTTAAAAATGGTATAGTTACAGTGTCTGGATTATACGGCATAAAAAAGGCCGTTTTTTTCTTTTCTAATTTTTCGATTCTCTTTGTCAAGTTATCAATCTGCTCTTGCTGTTTACGGACAATTACAATCAGTTCCTGCACGGCCCGCCTGTATTCAGAATTAACCCGATCCCAGTTTATCGATTCACCGTCACCCGCTTCCGGCCCTAACGCATTCGCCACGTCTTGCGCCATAGGCCCGAACCGTTTACGCTCTGCAAGTTTAGCAATCCGCGCCTCCCTGCGTGCGATCCACGCTGAACGGATTGAATCTTTCTTTGTTATGTTCAATGAATCCCATTCGCCGCCATAATGCCGTTCAGGATTAAACTTTTCCCGTTTAACTTTTGCGCCATCCCAGTACCAGTCTGCCTCCGGCATGTTCAAAAGCCGTGACAACACGGTTGTATCACCTCTGGCAATTTTGCGTTTAATATTACGCTTCTTTGTCGAATCTGATGAAGTTGTAAAAGAAGCGTCCCCAACTTTAATCGCACTCCACGGAGTGCTTGCCTTATTCCCGAGCACAAGTGCCCAGGGGCTGTCCAGAGCAATTGTAACGCGGCCAGAATCTGTTACTGTCGTCCCGATGCCGACGTTGCCCGCAGAACCTATGGTCATATCAGGAGCCGACCATCTATTATGTGTCGCAAAATATATTGGATTTGCAGTATCTGTAATAAATAATAAAGAACCCCCTCCTTCTTGGAAAAAAGCCGAGCCACTCAAAGGGCCTGTCGAATTCTTGTTATATGCCCTTACTCTAAGTTTTCTTGCATAATAGTTAGACATAACAAAATCAGTGCCACTTACACCCGAAGCTGGAGCGCCAAACTCTAATATAGAAGCCCAACCTGATGTTGCTGTTGTTTTTAATAAAGTTTCCCCATTAACTTCTAACGCTTTTGTCGGCTCCGTACCGATGCCGACATTTCCGTCAGAATCCACATAAACTCCCTCATCATCCCCATCACCGCTCAAATAATTCCCGTTTAGATTGACATTGCCGTCCATATTTAACTGGCCATCGACTTTTAAATTTGTCGAAAAATGACCGCTGCCGTCTACATCAAGGGTAGAGTCTGGATCGGTTTTTCCAATTTCAACGTGCCGGTCATCGTGTCACCGGCTTTCTTGACATACAAATTGTCAAGAATTTCTGTATTGACTGGAATCTGCCAATGTGAATGTGAACTTCCTTCATAATACAAAGTAACGTCCGGCGCTGAACCGCCACCAGACACGTCTGCGTAAATTTTACCCACAACATAACTATCGCTTGCTATGTCATAATCAGACGCTAAATTTAGCGGAATGATATAGGAATTCTTACCGGATATTACCTCATTACTGACAACTGAAGTTGCAATGACAACCTCAGAATCGTCATTTTTGCGTTCGACTAATTTCCAATACAATCTCAGCGTTTTTGTGCCGCCCGTTTTTTCGGCATAAATCCGCCAGTTGTATACGCCGAGCAATAACTTGTCCGGCTCATTGGTGTTAGTCATCATTTGCTAAATCTTCTCCACTAACACTCTGTTCACCGCCGGTCGATGCGGTAGTTGAACACGATTTATAATCCGCCTCACCGGAAGCGTCATCAATCATATAGTACCGTGCCCCCAAAGCCGTGACGGCTTCATCAACATAGCGCTTATCCGTTAAGTGATAAAGGTCTGTTATGTTTCTATCACTATCATAACTTGCAATGTCAGTAATGTGAAGTTTGGCTGTACTTATAGAGTCGCTAACCGTCAAAGTATCTGTTCGCAAATCCTCAATATAGCTTTTAGGGCCTTCTGCGTAAATGGCCCAATTCTTCGCTGTAGGACTTGCAGTGGATTGATCTAATATGTGCAGACCCCAAATATTATCCATACGACCGCCAGTATTTTCCGGCGAATCAATTAAAACTCCGCTTGCGCTTCGCATATAAGCACCGGCTGAGTTATTTATTGCCTTTACATAATAACCAACAGCGGAATCAGCAACAGCGCTATCACCATCTGTGTAATTCAAAAGCCACATATTTATGCCGAACATATTATCAGTTCTTGCATCAGCTCCAGCACCGTAATTTCTACCATAATTCTCCACTTTTATACGGAGTCCAATATTATTTGGCGTATAAGCATTATAAGTCGGATAATAAGAACTAGGGGACGTTCTGGATAAAAGCTCTGCTCCATACATGAATTGATTTAAAGAATCATAATTAACTGTGCTTTGAAAAAGCCCTTTTATTGTTCCCGCGCTTCCCATGCTCCGAGCAGTAGAGCTGATTCCACCTATTGAGCTAGTGTAATATGGATTTAGGTTATCAGCGTTGAAGCTCAAACCATGTACCGAGCCGACGGTGTCCTGAGAAGCAGCAGATATAGTCGCTTGTCCGCTCAATAGAACAATAGATGCGTCAGCAGCCTCATTATTTGCTGCCTCCAAAACCTGAGTCAAATTTATCAAATTGTTTTGCGACCAAGTCAAAGATGTCCCATTCCCAAATGTAACGAGATAGCTCCCCTGTTTAACCGTGTCGTTCACTGATAATTTAGTGTTGGGACTATTGTAGAAAATTCCAGCGTCCTGATGTCCAATATAAACATTTGAATCAAATTGTGCTGTACCTAAATCAAGATGCAGCCTATGTTCAGTCCCCCATGTTGCTCCACCAAACCAATTTGTACGCTCGAATACACTATCAGCGTGGGGGAAAAACCCCCGCCATTCCGTCCGCCGCGCCGCAACAAAGTTAGTTGTATCTATTTCGGTCGTCGCTAGCGTCAAAAACGAATCCAGCCGCGCGTTAAAAGCGGCTGTGAAACTCTGCTCTGAAAAAGAAGTGTCGGCTTTCATCAAATCTAGTAAAACTGAATATGTCAGCCTTCGCGTTGTCGTGTCTGTTGAATCTGAACTTAGAACGTCAACAAACCATTGCAAAATAGAATCATTATTCGCAGTAACAGCGGGAAGATCAAACGTCGTTATCAGCGTGTCGCCGTCTGCTGCAAAAATTAAAGTGCTTAAAATCAGTATTAAAAATATAGTTTTCATTATTCACCCAGCTCATAAATAATTAATTTCTCAACACTTCCATGCACACCGTGGCCGGACGTATGCTCTGGAAACTCAAAGTAACTTTGCCAACGCCAAACCCCGGACGGTGTTAATGTATTATATGCAACGGTTAGCTTTATCCATTTATTCGTGCCGTCGCCATCATGGTCACTGATAGTCCCTGTTATATATGTCCCCGTTTTGTCGCCAGGCTTAAAATATAACCCCTTAACAACGGATGCAGTAGAAAGATCAACGTTCGTCTTTAAATAAATAGTCTTAGGATCATTTAAATAATCTTTATATGTAGTACTCATTAATCAAATACCCTTATTTTTCGTCCTGTTGCTGTGATTATAATACGCCCGTCTGGTGTTGCTTGTACTCGACCAATTTGCGCTGCTAATTCTTGGATATTTACATAGCTATTTAATTCTATTTCAGTTCTTGTATAAGAATTTAAATCAATCTCAGTACGAGAAAAGCTATTCAAATCGATTTCAGTTCTCGCGTAAGAATTTATTTCATTTATTGCGCTTTTTTGCTGTCTTGGCATTATTCAAGCCTATAATAAATATAGAAATACAACTCGTTATAATTGCTTACTACTATATCATAAAAATCATCATTAAAACCAGACGTGTCTATCATTTCAATCTTTATGTCGCCGTTTGAATCTACATAACCCGTAACAATCGGCGTATATGATAAAGCCGGTGCCGACCTGGAAGCATAACGCTGTAATTGTACCATAGCAACGGCTACATTGCCGCCTAAGCTGTCACCGTCAATATAAAAGTAATATCCGTTCAAACTTTCAAGCTTAAATCCACCGGACGTTGTACCATAAGTAATACCTTCAACTTTTGCAAGTGTCTTGCCCCCATTAACGCTTGTTAGTTCAGCGCTTAAATCTGAACCGCTATCCTCTTTTAAGGTTAATTTGCTGCAAACCATTTTTGAGCTATGCGTTTTAACATAGTTCTGCACATTTGAATGCAACTCTGAACTATCAACCCCGCCGTTTTTAATCTCTAAGTGTGTTCCATAAAGTAAATTAAAGTCACTCCCATCATAATTAAAGCCAACGTTATCGCCTGATAAAGTAATCGGTGATGTTGCTCCTAAATTTGTATAGCTTGAAATGTCTAAATCATTATCTAAAGTCAAAGTATTTATATTTGTTCCGTTTGCGTCAATTTCAATCGCATTCGTTGAGCTTCCGCCCTTTACAACTGTCTTGTGAGAACTTGAACCAAATACATAATAATCGACGGTTGTTTCTACATAATTCATAATAAGCTGATTTGTACCCGCGCTGTCATCAAGCGTAAAGCCAGACGCGCTTTTGACATACCCGCCGGTTGATTCTAAAGAGCCGCCAGCCGTTATTGATCCGCTGGTGCTCCAGCTATGAGTGTCTGAAGTGTGCGGATAGTTACGATTATCGCTACCATCTAATGATAACGTCACATCACCTGATGAACCGCCGCCCGACAATCCTGAACCCGCCGTAACGCCCGTTATGTCTCCACCGCCAGCCGCTGCAATTTGATTTGTTGTCCAAACTTTAGACGCAAGCCCGCCGCTGCCAGACGTGTCCGCGTCAACGCGCAATTTGTCCGCCGTCGGCTCGCTTATCGTTATGTGTGTTCCACCCTCAAAGTTTACAGATTCTTGATCTGAGACTTGCATTTTTTGTACACCGTCAATTAGAACATTCCAATAATCATAATGATCTAAATCTGAGACTTGCGATTCTGTTATAGAAATGCCAGATGATTTGTCCCAGGCACTATAAACAGGATCGGATTCGCTTGTCAAATACCCATAATTATCAACATACTTTCTTGTCGCGATTGAAGTCGTGTCAACATCAAGGTCGTCATCACTTTCTAAATCAGTCAAACCATAGTCGTATGCTATATATTGCGGCCATAAATCATTATCTAAAGTCAACTGATTTATATTAGTAATTCCATTGTCAATTTCAATTGCGTTCGTTGAATTACCGCCTTTAATCACTGTCGGAAATAATGAATTTCCAAAAGTGATAAAATCCTTCGTCGTTTCTGTATAATTTATAATAGCCCGATTCGTATTAGATGAATCTTTTAAATAGAACGGCGCACCGCCCGCGATATAGCCATCTGTATCAAAGTTGTGTGTTTCATCAGTCCAGTCATAATTTGCCGCATCTGTTCTGTCCAGCGCAAGGCCCGCGTCTTTTAAATCAAGGCCAGAATTACTTTGCAAATCAATTCTAACACTATCAGCCCCATTGTCCCATAAACCTTGACCAACATATTTTCGCGCGAATTCACCGAGCGAATCAAGACCGGATTGTCTGATATGCCAAAGACCGCTTGCTTTGTAAAAATGTGAGCCATAAAGAGAATCGAGTAAATCCCAGCCGCCGCCAAGTGTATCTAAAAAAGCTAACCAGTTAGGGATTATGTACCGCCCTGTATCTGCGTCGGTTGTGTCCGTGTCAAATATAACTTTTCCAGAATCAGCCCAAAAAAGAGAAGCACCAACCGGAATAGCGACTGTATCAGAGTCGGCAGCTATAAAGGTAAAATCAGCCGCGATTGAGACTGAAAATAAAAGTAAGATTATTAATATCGTTTTCATGGTTTTAAATAACTCGTTTTTCTTGTTATTCTTGATCCGCCCGCGTTCTCACGCCATTCGTAAACTGGACGGCCATATTGATCATAAAATACAATGCCGCGGACATTCTTTTTAGCACTACCACTAAAATAACTAATTCCACTTGAACCGCCGCCGCCAACACCGCCGCTAACTCCACCGCCACTTGATTCTCCACCAACTCCCCATTCGCTTGTTATATGTGTTATCGTGTCGCCGGACGTGTCTTTTTGCTCAACACATTCTATGGCTATTCGTCCGGTTCCATCAAGCGGTTTATGACCGATTGAGTAAACAAGGTACTTTGCAGAATTATTGATGCAAACTTCCTTCAAATTGACATAACCACATTCTATAGCTAAATATATCAATCAAATTTGCCGCGTAAAGTTCAATAACCGCGTCATCAGCTATATACTTGTTTTCAAAGGTCAACTCAAAAACGCCATAATCTGCTTGGCTTGTAGTGTTCTCAGAAGTTATCCTTCCGTTAAACTTTCCGCTCACTTCATCAGCAAAATAATTCACGTATATTTTATTACCAAGCTCACTAACAGGTGTTTGCCTTTGTTGCAATGTGCCAGCAATGATTCTATTTTTGTTAAAACTCCCGCCAGATACGCCAGGAGCCTCACTAAATTCGTCAATGTTCGCCGTATAGCTTGGATTCTGTGTATATGCTGATAATTTAAGTTTGTTTTCATTATTCCAAAAAGCATGTATATTTGAAGCCTTTGCAAGCTCATGTATTAAATCTCTTACTTTGATTTGATTTATTAAAACAAAATCAAAATCCCAGCTTGTACGCGCTGTTTGTGCGGCTGTGAAAGCCATTGTATCAAAGTTATCTGCATAAGTTAAGTCTGTCCAAGTTGTTACAATGTCCTTGATAACGTCAGCCGGATTTTCAATATAGCTTGATCCGTCTTTTTTACCATGCCCCGCAGCGCACAAAGTAAAGTCATCAGTAAATGGAATTTCAAGCTCAATTCTTTTATAAAAGCATCGAATGTTAGCCGTAACCGGTGAACCGATTGCGCTAATAATGATCATTTTTCCTATAGTATCCGGCGTTTGTAATTCAAAGGCCCCAACGTCAACCGGTGTTCCATACGTTGTCGTTGGAAGGCTTATTACATCGCTAACCACAACAATAGCCGAACCATTATAAAAGTTATTCCACAAAGGCGACGTAAACGAAAATTCAAACTCTGTACTACTGTTAACCGCTGTTATAATATAGGCCCCGTCAATGCCGCCGTCAAAGTATGTATCACCAGATTTAGCCTGAACACCAGAAAGTGTAACAAGTTCACCGACTTGAAATTCATTCTCGTCAACCGTTGTCACCGTGCAAGTTCCGGCTGAATGTACAATTGTATTTATTTCTGCTCTTTTTTCAATCCCTGTAGGTTCGCCGCCTGCTCCGAGCATCCAGTATTCAAGCGTCCCCGCGCTTGCGTTATAAGCTGAAAAGTTACGAATTGCAACTATATTTGTATAGCCATCATAGTCATATTCTTTAAACTTTAAATTTAAAGTTCTTTTTCCCGTTACTGTTCCATTTATGCTTGTGTATGTTGTTAAATCGTTGTCAATTAAATATTCATCATTTACCCAGTCCGTCGAATAACCAAAATTATAAACAGCGTGCGGGAGCCAAAAGTCATAAACATTCAACACAAGAGATTCTGGCAGTTCAACAATACATTCCCCCGAATTTGTTATCGTAACAATATCCGGCGAAACTTGAAAATATCTATTCAGCCCATTATGATATAGCCATATATCATTTACACTACAAGTCCCCATCTCATGGCCTGCAATCAGCCATTTATTTTCATTAATTCGAACAGCCGGAACCATATTCGTTTTTTCAGCCGGATTCCATTGCGCTGCTGGCTTTGGGCCGTTATAAGTATGGTCGCCGTAAACAATAGGCTTCATTCTCCCCGTTGCGCTCGATAATTGCTTTATATAGCCGTCGTCGTATTCACCTTCTTCAATAAGTTCCCCAACCATTTCATCAATAAATAAATCATAATGAGATACAGAAATAGAAAGTCTATCATAGTCAATTTCAAAACCATCGATCAAGCCTGTAAAGAATTGTACTGATTCTGAAAAGGTTAACGCCGAACCGTCGTTAAACACTAGATAAAACTTTACTTCTGTTCCCTCAATATTTCCGACTCCGGCAACCCAGTCACTATAATTTTCTAAGTTGGTTAAATCAAAAGTCAAGCCGCCAACCGTTGCAAGACCGCCGTCCCTATCAACACTTGCAGAAATAGCCGATACATTTACAAGCTCATTCTCGTAACTATGGCCATTAAACGACGCAAGTAATTCATTAGCCCAGTATTTAGATTTATCATCACAATCGATAAATACAATGGCCTGAAAAGCCTGTTTGTTCTTTTCAGTGGTAAATTGTCCAGGCTCTGTTATTGCCATTATTCCTCTTTTGCCTCAATAATAAATTCGTATAAACGAGAGCTTACCGGAGTATCAAGCGCTTGATTAATAATAACAGGCTTTGTCAATCTCATTGTATAGTAATTTCCGCTGTCTTTGTTTGGATAGTATCGAAATGTATTCATCATAAAGTCGACATACGATGCACTAAACAATGTATTAACTTGCGTTGCGACTGATTCCGTTTCATTTTTTATGTGAATTTTAGCAATTTTCTTTTCGTCGCCATTTTTGCGAACAATGCCGTATCCATCCCTTGTATATTCTATTTCCTGATTGCCTTTATCCGAATAATAGCCCCACGGGAATTGATGCCCGCGCGTAAAAGTTACGCTATAGGTTGAACCGTCTGAAGTTGTCAACTTTGGTATACTCAATTTCGACCTCTGTCTTGCAAGTCTCTTAATAAATTATTTATCGCACTCCGCCCGTCTGTCTTTGCCCACCTTTCAAAGCCTATCGGATCAAGTGCTCGTATATTCAAACTTATATTATAGTTTTCATTACTTGCAGATTGTCCGGCTGGTGTTACTTTAACATGTTCCCCGCTTTGAACAGCAATCGGGAAAGAATCATTTTGAAACCCTGGCGGAACTACAAAGTTTAAACCTTCCGCGCCTTTTAAAATAGGCCGTCCGCTAATATTTGATATTTCGCCACCTTGCGCGAATCCGAACACTTTACGCAACCCGCCAAACAAACCGCCGCCAATAGCTGATGTACCGCCGGTTAATAAAAAATCAATCCCGAATGATAGAATTTTATTAGTCGCCATTGCTACAAGTTGCTTGCCAATACCCTTTAATGCTTCGCCCAAAGACTTTGCGCCTAATAGCGCGTCTGTAATACCACCAGCAACATTTTTGCTGATCAAGTCGGCAGCATCGCGCAATAACATATTATTGCGCTCATATTGAGCAGCAGACAATTTGTTTTTTGCCGTGATTTCGCTAATAGCCGGAACCATTTCTACTTGTGTGTTTTTAATGCCCTCTAAAAATTTTTTTGATCTCTTTTGCGCTGTTATCCCAAGTTTTTGTTTTTCCAAGACATCGTTGAACGTTTTTGCAACATTCTTTGTACCCTCTGTAATAATGGTACTTTCTTCATTAATTGCAACAAATGAATCTTTTAAAGACGACGCTGATATGGCCGCATTATTTAGATTTGTTGCGTTTTGCATAGACGCCTCGCCCGCCGTCTCAAGCTCTGTATTGTATCTTTCCGTAAAATTCAAAAGCTCATTTTGTTTTTCGGCTATCTGCTCCATCAAAGTCTGCTCAAGTGTCCGGTTTCTTATAATAGACAATGCCGCCTTCGCAGTCTCTGTATAACTTGTTTTAAAATTACCCTGGATAGTACCTATCCTAATAATATTTTCTAACTGTTCATCAGTTATATTTTTTACATCAATTCCCGCAATCTTTAACTTTGCCATCGAATTTGCTGTTGCGTTAACGGCCTGAATTTGTTGTCGTTGCAACGCTACAACTTCAGCTTGCTTGTCTGCAAATTCCGCCTCGATAGCTTGTACTCTTGTTTTTTCGATTAAAGCATCTCGTGCCCCATCAATGGCCTTTTTTACAGCGTCGTAAGAATCTTTTTCAAGATTTATATTACCCAGATATTCGCCATAATTAGAATTTAATTGATTGATTGTGTTTTGATATTCTTTATGTTCTGTTTTTGATTTATTTTGCTTTCTTGATAAAATAGTATATTTAGCGACAAGCTGTTCAAATTCGATTCGCTGTTCTGCGCTTGCCTTTGTAACCTTTTCGAGATTCGTCTCAACCGGTGTTATTTTTTCAATCAGACTTGCCCCAGCACGCGCAAGTCTGTTTATCGCGGGAAGTGTCCTTTTGAAAGTTGCATCAGCTAACGCATCAAGTGCATCTTGAAAATTAGAGATTCCACCCTTTGCCGTCTTGGCCAAAATGTCCGTCGCCCCTGCGATCCGGCCATTTACATCTGTAAAGACCTTGACCATTGTTTGCTGAAATTCTTCTTTTGTCAGCTTAGTCAAATCCTCAATGCCGGTTTTCATCTTGATCAAGTTTAAAACACCGCGTTCTCTGAATATGTCAGCCGCTCCAGCACCACCGGCCCAGGCACGGCCCCAGGCACTTGCAGCCTCTTGTGCAGTTACTCCCATAAACGCCGCCAAGTCCGCAGTCGTCTTTAAATGCTTTTGTGAATCAATCCCGAAAGCTTCCATTGCCGCACCAGCTTCGGTCAAGCTCTGTAAATCAAATGGCGTTGTCGCTGCAAGTTTTTTGTAAATCTCAAAAGTTTTATTTGCTTCTTCTTGGCTCCCCTTTAAAGCTACCAATCTTGAGCGCAACATCTCAAAGTTCATCGCTGTATTTATTGCAGCCCGCCCCAGGTCAAATACCTTTTTAACTACAAACGCCCCAGCAATGACTCCACCGATAACTTTTATTTTTCCGGCTAAATTTGAAAAAGAACTACCAAGCCGCCCGACATCCTTTTGCATTTTCTTACTGCCAGCATCAACTTTTCTTTCAAGGCTCTTTAACTGCTTTTCGGCTTTGTCCTGTTTAGCTTTTACCTCAATGTACATTTCCATTAACTTGCTGGACATTGGCGCTTTTCCGTTTCAATTTTAAATCTTAACAAATCTTCGTCTTTTTCTTTTTGGCTCATTAGCTCAAATTTTGATCCGCGATACATAGCGGCAAGATTAAATGCCTGCTCTGCTAACATCTGATATTCTGATAACGGCCGCTGTTCGACTTTTTCAAGGGGGATATTAAAAAAGTGAGAAATGAAACACAGGACAACATCATGCCCTATTCTGTCATTTCTTTTTTTTTATCAAATCCCTCGAATTCATCATAAAGTTCAGCCAACCGCTTCAATTCAGAGCTTGGCAAACTTGCAATTGATTTAACAGAAAAGAGCTTTTTTAGACGCAATTTTCGAAATAGTTTATAAAAGGGAAGTTCGCAATAATTATAACGCAATGCTTTTGATAAAAGCTCACATCGGTAATACAAATTATAAATGACGTCGTTAGCCTTGCTTTCATCATAAGCAGGTATAGACGCATATTCTATCGCGTTTAATTCAAATAAATAATATTTGCGTCCGAAAAGCTCTATTTCTATTTTACGCCGCATCAAGCTGATTCAGGTGTAATTGTATGAGTGCCGTTAATTCTACCAGTGTATTGCTCAAGAATTACATCATCTAATGAATGAACAAATTTCCGGCTTGTCAAAATCATATTACCAGCAAACGTTCTGCTTCCCGTTCCACTGGTAAACGTTCCGGCGTACTCAGTACCCAAAGGCAAGCCTGAATCAGTCTGAATTGATACTCTCTCAAAATCAAAAGTCCGGTCATAACGGCCAGTGATATATTCATTACCGTCATCAGACGTGCCCGTATCCGTTGCATTAATTTCTGCAAGTGATTCATCAATATTAAAGTTTCTGACATAATAAGTAACGGAGTTAAATTCAAAGTCTCCGTCTGTAAATGCTAATTTACCCATTTTATAGTTTCTCCAATCTATACGTTATTTGTAAAGAAATTTGCTTAATCTCAGTTTGCAAAACTGGAGTCGAAAAGTCCTGCAATAAGTCAAGCAAATTGTAACCGACAAAAGAATAGTTTGCACGAATTAACAAAGCAGTCCTTGTCGCCTCGTAAATTGATTCTAAATCCGCAACATTGGTATGATAAAAATCAAACTGAACAGGAACGTTTGCCTCGTTTGCGTTTGTGTCAATACGTGAATGATTGTCAATGATCTCAGAAAAAATCACATATGGAACGCTTGTATTCGTTGCAAGATCGCTATCCTGGTCTGCTTCCATATAGTGTGATTCAATTCCATCAACCGTTTGCAATACGGTGTAAATTTCTTCTCTTAGTTCAGCAATCATTTTTTCGCAAGCACTCTTTTAACATTTGGCAATGATTTATAAAGTCCAAGCCGCAACGGAGCATAACGTTTATTTGTTTTCGTTCCGATTTCGAGCCATATAAAATAAATTACAGCTGATCCGAACCGCAAGGTCAATTTTGATTTGGGCGGCTTGATAGTCTCTTCTGCCTTCGCCGTCACACTGCCTTTAGGCCCTGATTCTAATGTTGGATTGCTTCTACTTTTACTCGTTGCCCAAGTGACAGAACTCTTTGCCCGTCCATAAGCTACCGGTGTTAATTGCTTGGCTTGCGCTACAATCATTTCACCCGCGACCTGGAGCTTTTCCTCAAGTAAGTTTTCAGACGTTTGTAGTGCTTTTGATAAATACGATTTTACGAGCTTACTCAAAGCAACCTCTCTACATCTGCCTGATAGAATTCATCCATTAAGTGCGGATTGTCAACACTTAACACATTATAAACTTTATTATTCTCGTCAAGTATACGATCATTGCTTTGCAAAAGCTGTTGACAATAAAGCCTATGAGTTGAGCGAACGGCTTTCTTGCCGTACTCTCTTTGCTCAATCGCTTTCAATAATCGCAAATGACCTTTAAACGTTGTAATTGCTGTCCACGTTTGAGTTGTTGCGCCACCGCTATCTTTTGCCGACGTTGCACGCTGTAAAGTGAAAGTGTGATTAAATGTGTCCGCTATTCCCATGCTATTCGCCTATATTTATTGAGTGCTTTTTCAATACCAACAGGATAAGAATTCCCACCTATCTCAAACGTCTCTGAATAATCACCAAGAGATTTCGCTTTAATACCTGCCAATCTATCGCCACTCATTAGGGCCTTTATCATTTGCGCTGCTATCAAAGTCAACGCTTGCGGAAATTTTACTTTCCAAATAATCACACCTTCGCCCGCATCTTCGTCGATTAAATTAAAATCGCTGGCAAGTGTTAATGTTCCGGCAGCCACGTTTGCCACTTCATAGATGCCATCATTGTTCAGGCTGCCGTCAACATAAATGTCCATACCTGCGTAAAAACTTGCGTCTATAAAACCTTCGTCTTCATCCGTGATTTGTCTACCACTTGACACAAAGGCAATTCCGTCACCCGATACATACCGGTCATTCTCTGTGAATAAATTATTCGTATAATCTATAACATCAGACTGTACAATCGGAAGCAACATTCTTGCCTTGTCTATTTCCGCATCAGTCGTTAAATCAAGAATAGTAACGATTTGGCCTATAGTTGCAATCATTTTTTACTTGCTCCAATTTTGCAGGTTGTACTTGCAGCAATACCAGCACTATCTTGCGCGGTTACTAATACTTTCAACTGTACGCCAGCAAATTGGCCCCAGACATCAGGATCAAGCCGAATTACAGTCGCATCTGTCGTATCATTCAATTGCCAATAAATTGCACTACCGCTAACAAGTGCTTTAAATCCGCCGCCGCCATAAACTTCGAATCGCAATGAGTCAGAGTTTATATTGTCAGGGATAACAAGGTACTTTGCTACATAGCCAGTCGGAAGGTTTACCGCATCAGATTTAAGCCCGGTCGTACCGTCCCAGTCCAGCGTCCACTCACGCGCAAGGCCCGCAATTGCGAAGGCCATAAACAATACAATCAATAATCTTTTCATTTATTGCCTCCTATTCCGTCGCTAAACTGTCAATGAAACCATGATAAAAGCCAGCACCGTAAGCAAGACCCAGCTTGCCAAAAATTTGGCCACTTTCAGCCGCGCCAGTCTTTGAAAGCATCTCGTAAAAGAAATTTCCTTTTTCCGGAACCGGCTGAAATACGGGAGCGCACTTTGCAACATCAACTACTACTAATTCATCTGTCTGTACGAATGGATTCAACACAACACCCATTCGTCCATAATCAGTTTCAATAGTTTGAATATTGTAACCGCCAACATTTCTATCGCGCGGAGCAAGAGTGCCGTCTTTTGTAAAAATGGTCGAAAGCATTTCTTTCTGATATCCATTTACAAAAATAACGGAATTCTCAAAATCTGCACCCGCGTTATACATCGTGCGTAACAATTCGTTCAATAGCGATTTGTCAAGTTCACCATCGCTAGCGTCAATCTCAGTGCCCGCACCCGTGGCTGCCTCGGTAATACCACGCGTCTTGTTCGCCGTCGACGCATCTGTCGCAATCTGATAACTGCCGTTAATCAATGTATATTCTACATCTCTAGCAATCTTTTTTAATGCCGTTGCAATTTGAAAATCAAGCTCACTCACTACCGGGTTCGCTTGCCCTGCTGTATTGATACCAGACAGACGGCCCTGATTGGCCAGGCGCTCATAAGATACGCTAACTTGTTCTTGGAAAATTTGTGAAACATTCTTTTCTTGTGCTCGAACGTAACTAATAGCCGTTGGCGCCGTCAAAGATGCCGTTTCTGTAATCGCAGGCTGTGAAGCCGACTCGTGCACATAGTTACTATTTAGCGGAAATTCAAAGTTATTTGTCTGTAATCCACCGCCTGTCAATCCGCCAATCATTGACAAGAAGGGAGTTTTTTCTGGGGATGCCGTTAACAATTCGCCGGCATAGTTTGGAAGGTTCCAAACTGTTCCCGCTGCTACATTTGCCATTTAATCTTTCTCCTAATTAATCGGTTCGCCTTTCCTAAAGGCTTCATTCTTTACCGCAATCGCTTGAGGAGAAGATTTACCAAATTGTTCGACGGCTGCTGTGTATTGCTTTTGCAAGTCCGTAACCGCTGGAGTGGGTTCGCCACCTGGCGGCGGTTCGCCTACTACCTTTTGAGTTCCGAACATCACAGGGAATGATTCTTTCAAACCATTAATCTGATCAAGCCCTATCCATTCGCCGCTTTCTGATTTTTTCACAACCTCAGAATCGATTTTGGTTTTGAGAAAGTCGATATACGCATCATTAGCACCGGATTTAATCAATGCCGTTTCTATTTTAGCGATTCTCTCACTTTCCAAAAGTCGAGCCTCTGATTCAGTGCTAACCGTTTGAAGCTTTTCAGATAATTCTTTTAATTGCTCTTGCAACTTCTCATTTTCATTACCTGCTTTTTGCAAAGCCTCAATCTTGCCAGTCAATTCATCAATTTGGTCTTTGAGCTTTTTTTTATCTTCGTTAAAAACTTTCCTGGGAATATATGCACCGTCTACATTATGTATATATTTCCCGTCGTCAATCAAAAGTTTTTTGTCACCGAGTTTTTCGGTCACTTGCTCAAACAATTCTTCTCCGAGTAATTGCTTTAACTCATCCATTTTGTACCTCTTTTTCGTTTTTCAGTCGCAACGCCGACGCGCGATTGTTTGTAACCTTCGCAAGTTAGCTTAGATTTGCCTAAAAGTAGGCTAAATCCACTGATTTATTACTATTTATAAAACAACTTTTTTGCATGAAAAATTCATTATCGTTTACTTGTATAACCCTTCTTTTTTGCCCACTCTCGATAATTCTGTGCTGTTGTTATCTTTTTATCAACATTATCAAGTCGGTATTTAGTCGGCATATCTGGAAAGTGAGCCATTGCTGAACAGCGGCATCTTATGTCCTCTGACGCGAAGCCTGTATTCCCTGGCCCCGCGACCTTTTTCCCGCGCATGGTAAAATAGCCCTCAGCATCAGAAACTTGTTGATCCATTATTTGATGACTTGGCCGCGTCTTTGTATCAAGTGTCGCATCCCAAATTTTCAGCATTTCAATATCAAGTTTATCAGCCGCGCCTTTTGCCTTGCTCCATGCAACGGCCCGCCCCGCCTCGCTTGCTCTGTGTGTCTCTGTCCACATTATCGTTTTTGCCTTATACGCCGCGTTGTTCCAATGTCCTTTCGCATTATTTAAAGCAGTCTTAAACCAATCGGCTTTTCGTAAATTTCTGGCAGCCTCGTCAACGCCTTGGCCACGTAACAACGCGTCAGTAACAGCACCACGCAATCTATCCTGCAAAGTTTTAGTATGACCGGCCAAGCGCTTAGGCCAAGTTACGCGGTCATAGGGATTCAGTAAAGCCGCCTTTATATCATCTGGTGATAAATTAGATACAGCAAAGCTTAACTTTGAGCTTGAATTAATAGCGTAAGAATGTATAAAGTAGTTTTCCTGATAACTTTCTCCAATTGCGTTTGTTATTGCTTTGTTTGCTTCTCTATTAACCTCTTTTAATTCGTCTGCTATTTGCTTTTCAAGTTTAGTGAGCCTGTTATATTTAACCGCTTCGGAAAAGGTCAATTCCGCCCCGTGTTGCTCATAGAATTTTGAAAGCCTCAAGCGCATATTATCAAGACCGCGCCTATAAATGTGCACAAGTTCTTTCTCTACAGCACGCGCCGCCTTTTCATCCAGCTTATCAGCCATCCCCATTATTGACGCAATTATTGTATTAGGATTAATCGGCATTTACTGGCTCCGGGTCAAGGTCTATATCAGGAATCAAGGCCCTGTCTTCTTCCATTCTTTCAAGCTCTTGTTGTGGGTCATCAACTCGTGGGTGATTTTCAACAATTGTTTCATCACTTATCAAACCTTTTGACATTTGCAGCATCTGAACAGTTTCAAATTCGTTTATCAAAATGCTCTTGTTAAATGTAAAATTGATAACTGCTGGATCAACATCGACGCTTCTTGCCATTTCTGCATATTGCGCAACAAAGTGCATAAATTCACGAAGTGACTTTTTCATCTTACGAATTAAAATATTGCTTTTTAAATCAAGTAAAATATACATATAACGTAAAGCAACGCCGGATGGTGAATTGCCAAACTTGTCTTTCCGCGGATCAACCGCGCGCCCAAATATATAGATGTTATCTTCCAATTTATCAAGGTGTGCATTGTGCGCCTCGTATGGGATTTCCATAGTTATAGGCTTTGCGCTTCCGCCCTCTTGTGTGTTAATTACTTTAAATACTTTTAGGTTTGTTCGAAATTCAGCAAGATCTGTTCCTGAATAACCGGCAAGCTCCCAGATTGCGTCTGTTATGTCCTCAAGTTTATTAGCGTTTACAGAAACACTTCTGTCATAGTTATCAATAAGCGGCTTGATTGTCTTTAAATCACTCACTTCGTTATCGTTATTTGATAACTTGATAAACGGCACGCCATAATCCCAGGCCAACCATTCTTCTGTCCCCGGAATCACATTTCCATTTCCATCATAATTAGCACGTTTAAAGTGCCCACGCGGGTTTATCGCTTCGGTTGGATCAAGTACAAACTCACTTCCTTTGCCTGTCTGTGTGTAAAAAGTTACGCTGTTTTTGTCCCACCACTCTACTTTATAAATCTCTTGACTAGAACCGGAACTATCTACATAATCAACTTGATAAAAGCGGATCATATAAATTAGCTCTTTTTGGTACTGCGAATCATAAACTGGAATACACTGTTGTGCGTCAATTAATACATAGTCAAATTCACCGTGCTCATTAATATATGGATGCAGAAACTCATAACCACGAACCGAAGCGCGCGTTATCCATTGCGGACAAAGTTCTGCAAAGTCTTCGCCAAGTAAATCATTTATTATATCGGCTTTATCCGTTTCCTCATCCCCCTCCACGCCAAACGCAATCGGATTGCCTGCTATATAACCAGCTTTCTGGTCCACCTGGAGCGTAAAAAATGGATGCACTATATGATTATTGGCCGCGTTTGTGTCGGTCTTTGCCTCTGTCCGGACATAGTAGGTTCTAAAATCTACATCATTGATATCATGATCACAGTTATAATACCTTACAGCCTCTTGCATTTCTGATAAATCCTGGCTGCTTAGGTGTGTGTCTATAATATCCTGAATTATTTTTGAAAAATTTTCACCTGCTTGATTTTCAAGCAATAAATTTGCAATGTCTGATTGTGTTAAATATGCCATTACTTTAAAAATCCTATACTTGGAACCATTCGCTCAATAATACCCGTAAGCAAATCCGCCCCGTCATCATGTTCATTCTTTTTTACGTCACTTTGGAATTTGTAAATATGGTTAAAAAATTCAGGCCACCGGTTGCGCCAATCTTTCGGCATTAGAATTAATCTTTGCACCTCGCTTGCCTTGCTTCTTATCCGTCCGACTTTGTTTTGTGATTGGAAAAAAGTATTAATCCCTGTTGAATTGTTCCCCGCTTCTCGCAATAACCGTTCAACGTTCCTGGCATAATAACGTCCGCCGCTGTTGCTTTCAAAGTTTGCCAATCCAACGCTATTTCTGTTTAGCATTTCTGCGGCTTGCGGTTCTGTAATTTCTGCATTTTCTTTTGAAAATAGAACGTCAAGGATATAAGCAAATCCCTGCCAGACAGAGTAAACCGCTCCAGCTAAATAATCACTTCCTTCGTCAGCGATATCGAAATAAGCATAAATGCCCTCTGTTAATAATTCCCCTTTTTCGCCTCGTGGTAATTCATCATAGGTTTTGATATTTGGATACAAACGACCTTTAATATCAATTTGCTCTTGTTGATAATTCGCAAGAAAAACGGCCTTGTCCATTGTTCGTTGTAATTTGTTCCACCTACGTTTATTCAAGATATCTGGACAAAGCATCTTTTTGCCGTCAAAGGCAGGCAGACGCAAATGGTACCATTCTTTGTATTCATCTGGGTCATCTACAATCCGCCCACAAATATCTAAACTTGACCATTGAGTCATACAGATAATAACAAAAAAAATAGCGCCAATCCTTGTCAAGTTTTCGCTCGTTATAAGCCTCTTCAGCATTCTTAATCATGTCATCAATAATCTGCCAGGATGCACCTTTTGACGTTGCTGAACCGCCTGGTGAGGTCGACAAGAAATTGAAATGCTGTCCATCCAGTGCCCACTTTAGATAACTACTTGAGCCTTGCTTGATTTTTGTTCCTGGAAATATGTCTTGAAATGTAATAGACGCGGGATCAAACTTTTCTTCTGCTATCCCATCTCTTGTGAACTTTCCTAAATCTGAAGCAGTTAATTCGTTATAACTTACAGCAATTATTCGCTCTTCGTTGTTCTTGCCAAATAGCCACATACAAAAGTTTATAAGCGTTCGCGTCTTGCCGTGCCGCGGCGGCATGTTTATCATTAACTTTTTGACAGGCACGCCGTCCTTTGTCAGATTCCCATCATATAATTTCTGCAATGTTCTTGCTAAAACTTTCAAGTGCGAACGTTGCTCTGTATAGAATTCAGGCTCCCGAAGTTTGCAGAATTCCCAAAAGTCTTTCCTTGCAAGTGCTAACTTGGCAAGGTAAGAAAGTAGGTAAACATTTTTATTTGTGAGCGGGAACATAGTCTTTTGGTTCACCAGGGCAAGTAATATCTATCATGTCTTTTCCGCTTGCTATTAATTTTAACAGGTCTTTTATATCATACCGTTCAAGAATTTGCAACAATTCGACATTGCTTGTCTGTATTGGCCCGCCGTCTTTGCCTGTGTGCTCAAGATTAATTCGTTCACCATACTTTTCAGGATAGTTGTGTTGTAGAAACTTTTCAATGGCTCGCTGTTGACCGTCCAGCGCATTCTCATATAATAACGCCTCCACTGTGTCCACAAGGCGCATCCGTTCACTTTCTATCAATTCCTTGAATCCGTCAACTTTTCGTATCCACAAATAGTATGTTTGGCGATGAATTCCAAAAGCATCGCAAGCATTCGCGATATGAAACGCTTTCTTTTTCAATACTTCAATAAAGTCTTTGTGTTTTTTATTTAATTTAGCCATTTTTGTATATTTTGTTTATCATTCCTTGTTTATTATACAAATAGATAACATAATAACATCCATATTGACCTACTCATTAAGTGATTCCAGGGCTTCGCTTAATGGAATAATACTCTCTCTATATCCCAGGGCCTTTTTTATAGAAAACATAAAATCATCTATGCTTTGACCTAATAACAAACTGCTATTATTACAAATAATAGCAAACTCGTTTAAAGTCTTGTCAGATGGAATCTTTGGTGATTGCATGGAAAGAAAATGTTTTAAATCTAAAACTATTCTATTTATGCAATCAGCTTCATGTTTTTCGCAAATTTGTTCTGAATTCATTTAAAACCTCAACCTTCAAAAAACTCACTTCCTTGTTTATTATACAAATAGATAACATAAATCGCAAGTGATTAATTTCAC